AAAATTTGTATCCCATCCAATAAAAAATGGATCATTAAAAAGATCCATAGCAAGTTTTGTTACCATTTTATTCCTCCTTCAAGCGAATAAGTTAAATTAGGCCCCATTCGGCGACCTATATATTATTATAGCAAATTTTTTATTCTTGTACACTTTTTATTTTGTTACTATAGGCCTTAAACATTTGTTCTGCCCAGTATTCATGATAGGCGGGTCCACAGTGTCCAAAGTCTCTCGATTGAAGATCCTTTGTGCTATATACAGACTCATCTGCCCATTTATAAAACTTTTTAATATTTCCAATATTTACATAATTTTTGAAGACATTACTATTCTCTATGCTATCAGAAGAATATCTATCCCATGTTCCCCAAAATAAATTTATTTTAAGTATGCGACAAAATGTTTCCATTAATTGAAAATATTTAAATGCATTAATTACAGACTCATAATACTTATCTTCATACATAGATTCTGGAACAAAGTAGGAGCCATTACCTATCATTGCCTTTTGAATAATCTCTTCATTAAGCAAATCTTTTATTAAAATAGAGTTTTCTTCATTAATTACCGCAGATTTAAAATCTTTTAAAAAAAACTTATCGAGTGGATTGTATGCGACGGCAGATTCTAACCCTATTCTAGCCACCCAATGTTCATTTTCTTCGTCCCATTTATAGTATCTAAAAAAATCTGGATAGTTTATAAAAAGGACATCTGGCTTTCCGTAGTCTTCTATATAGGCAAGAATTTGACCCATTATTAAATCTACAGTTAAAGCTCTAATTCCAATATTAAAAAATCCAGAACATTTTTCTGAATCTTTTATCTTTTCATAAACCCTGTATGCCCAAAGATTATCTAGCTTAGTTCCAACCCCTTCTGTTTCAGAGCACCCAGCAAATAAAATGTGTTTACCATCATGGTCTTTTTTAAATTCGTCAGATCTAAACCCTCGTGAATTGTATTTATATGTAAACGTTAAGTCTTCTTTTGTACCCAGCTTTATTTCATGTTTCATTCTATGAAAAGTTGTATTCGGGGCCTCATAGCTTGATAACCCTTTATCAAAAAATTTTTTGAAATTCTTTTCTTCAAATATTTTAATCTTATCTATCTTCTTCATTTTCAACCTCAATCATTCCATGTTGTCGTGCTATTTTTTTAGCCTCTTCTGTCAAAGTAATTGTAGCCTCAAGGTTTTCATTATATTCAACGGAAATTAAATCCTTTTCATATAAATCTAATAGGGTTTGGTCTATATAGTCTTTATGTGCCTGCCATAGTTCTGGGACAAGCTCCTCTGCTGCATCGGTGATTTTAAAAATAATCTCACCATACTCATCTACACCAGAAAATTCTACAGCACCAATTTCCATGTAGTAGTCTAGATCTCTTTCGAACTCGTCTTCTTCCATTTTTTCTCCTTGTGCAACAAGTAGGACTTGAACCTACGATTACCGAATTATGAGTTCGGGGCTTTAACCAACTAAGCTATTGTTGCCAGTTAGTATATTATATCTATAATGTACTTGCCAGTCAATAGCGTCCTGTCTATCATTTAATAATGGTTGACCTTTTATATTTAAGCTTGTATTTAAAAGCACTGGGCATCCCGTATCCCAATACCATTTTCTTAAAAGCATATGAAGACCTGGGTGTTGATCTTTGTTTACAGTTTGCACTCTAGAAGTTCCGTCTTCATGAACAACTGAAGGTATCTTGTCTGGCTGCTTGCATCTGACCGTATACTGCATATAGGGTGATGCAAAATCCATATCAAACCACTCGCTTGCAAATTCTTCAAGCACCACTGGAGCAAAGGGCCTAAACTGTTCTCTTTGTTTAATTGTATTAACTTTATCTTTAATGTTTGGATCTCTAGGATCTGCTAAAATACTTCTATTGCCGAGAGCTCTTGGTCCGTATTCTGCCCTACCTGTTGCAACTGCTGCTATTTTATTAGTTTTTAATTCTTCAAGTATTTGATTTACAGGATACTCTCCACCCATATCATAACCCAGATAAGGACTTTTCCAATTAATATGCTTACCATATAAAGCTGCTGCTGCCCCTAGCGATGACCCCGCATCACCTGGATTCGGCATAATCCAAATATCTTTAAATATCTTCCAAAGCAATGTGTTAGCAGAAGAGTTTAAGGCGCAGCCACCCATAAAAACAAGATTTGTTTTTCCAGTTAATTGCTTTGCCATTTGCATAAAATCAATCAGTCTTTGTTCATATACAACCTGAACGGCTGCTGCTATATCAAACCTGTCTTTTTCATTAATTGGAAGTACCCAATCTGTTATACCCTTATGGAAATTATATGATTGATCGTAGTACTTTGGAAAGTATGAATCTATTTCTTTATAGTATCTTCTCCAGTCTCCATAGGCTGCCATACCCATCATAATATACTCTTCTTGATTTGGCATAAGTCCTATTAATTTAGTAAATGCAGAATAAAAAAGTCCAAAACTTACTGGATAGTTTTGCTTAAATTTTAATTTAATTTTTTCGCCTTCTCCTACCCAAATAGTTGAAGTATTATATTCTCCTATTGCATCTAAAACTACTATTGCTGCATCTGTAAAGCTGCTAGTGTAGTAACCAGCGCATGCATGAGAATAATGATGATTAAATGATTTTCTAGGAATACCCTTTATATTAAACTGTGGCTTCCAGTCACCAGAACCACCCTTTAAAAATAGCCTGGAGGCCTTTAGAAGGGGTTTTTCATAGTAGGCTATAGCATCAGGTGCCCCATATGACAAAGCATCATTAACTAAACTATTATTTATATACCAATCATTTTTTTGCTTACTATATCTTTCCGCATGTCCAGCAAACAATATATCCCCATCTTTAATTAAGGATACCGATGCGTCGTGAGAAGTTTCGTTAATGCCTAATATTATCATTATGTGGTCATTTCATTAAATTTATCTAAAAACTTTTTTGACCAATATTTATGATATTCTGTTCCGTGATGAATTCCGTCTCTTAATATAAAAGAGGTATTTGTTTTTTCTGTTACATTGCTTAAATAGTCTAAGATTTCATTTTCTTCTGTTATTGAAATATAGTTATCATATATTTGTGAATTTTTTATAGACTTAGCAGAGTCAATATGCCATGTAGACCAAATTAATTTTATTCCAAATGCTCGGCATACCATTTCTATATTTTGTATTTGGTACAAATAATGAAATTGCAAATCAATAATTTTTTCTTCTGGCAAAAAATCTTTAGATTTTTCTATTTGATCAATATTTTTTATTTGTGCTTCTGGTGTCAAGCCAACTGCAGCCTGGTTTCCAAGCCTTCTTCCCCAGGCATCATCTATAATTTTATTTTTATACTCTATACATCCTGTTAAATACCAATTTTCGGTTTCATTTAAATATTTAAAATATCTATACGGGTCTGGAAGTAACATGAATATAAAGTCTGGCTTAGAGTATCTTGATATGTATATCAAAATATCTTTATATATAGCGTCTACAGATGCACCAGCTAAACCTAAATTAAAGTATCCAGATGTTTTTTTTGTTAAACTAATTTCATCATATACTAATTTAGCCCAAACATCTTCATATTTACAGGCAGTTCCAAAAGTAGAAGAGCAGCCAGCAAAAAGAATGTGCATTCCTTCGTGGCTGGATGTGAACTCTTCGGATCTAAATGAATTGCTATTATATTTATATAATATAGAATTGTCATCTACGACTCCTAGAGATTCTTCTGGTATAGACAAGCTGATTGTTTTATTTGCAAAAGCTTTTCCATTAAAATCTTTTCTCCACACAGGGCTTAAAAAATTTTTTTTAGAAAGTATCATCTTTTTCCTTGATAAAAGATTCCTCTACAACTTGCTGAACGTATTCGGAAAAATGCTTTCTTATACTTCCTTGAGGCCTTTTACCAATAGAGTTCCATATTCTTTGATATTCAATAATATTTGAAAATGTAGTGGGGCATACAATTTTGCTATTGTATTCTTTTAAAACAGTTGGAAGTGGAACATGTTTGCTGCAACATTTACACTCTTTTGCTCTTTCTTGGTACTCGCTCATAGCATAGTCATCCTTTCTAAAGATTCTGACAGATGGTTTGGCATCTTAGGGGCTCTAATCATATTAACTGGAAATTCCTCTTCTTGTGCAAAATCATTATCGTAGCTCATAGATTCATATGTATGAACCTTTATCTCTTGATTTAAATCAAATCTGGTACCGCTGATTGCATTGTATATAGATCCACATACAGCATCAGCTAAATCTTTTGAGCCTTTTCGTGGGTGATCAACTTTATCTCTCATAATTTTTAATTGTAAAAGTTCATCTATTAATAAAGGTATATGTGGGCCACGTAATCTTTCTTCTAATACAACCATTGCCATATCATCATAATGTTTTTTGGCAACAGACAAAATTTCTGTATTAATTCCGTATTGCTTAAGTTGTTGCATCATGTCGTGAGAATTCCATCTGTCAAATGTACATAACTTTATATTAAAACCTTTTGTTCTTAACGATAATATGTAATCTCTAACTTCTGCAAAGTCTACAGATTTGTCTGGTGTGGGCGTCCAGTATCTAACTGCATCTACCTCTACAATTGGTGCGGGTTGGGAATAGGTGTCTGTAACTTTTACATTTACCCATTTTTGAACATGTGCTATTGAAACCGCACAGTGGTCATGTTTTTGTGCAAGGTCAACATGTATAAAATAATGTTTGTCTGGGTCTGGTGCAAACCAATTTTCAAACCTGCCAAACTGATCTAATGCTAAAGCTGTATTGTTAAATGCGACTTCAATTTTTTCTCTTGATTTAAAAAATGCATCAACTGCTTCTGCTGGCATGCATGCGAATCTTCCAAGGGCATCCATTGAGTTTTTATAAAATGCAACTTTAAAATCATTGATGCTTCGTGTTGGATTGATTTCCCATGTAGGTCTTTTTAATGCATAAACCCTTGGGATGCTGTATGAAATTATGTGATCTTCTTCCCACTCTACAGTAAACTCATTTCCTTCTGTTCCGTCTGGTAGGTCCTCGTCCATTTTAAATCTGTGGCTTCGAATAACAGTTTCTTTTTCGGAAATAACTGAATCATAAAATTTTTGTATTGGATCATTTTTAAATCTTGGGAAAGATAATAATATAACTTTTCCAAAATCTGGGAATCTTGAGTCTACAGATGCACGATACATGTCGTATATAGCATCTGCTGTTTTTGCCTGATCGTGTCCTGTAGTATTTTCTGTAGCAAATCCAGATATCTCATCGAGAATAACAACAATTACGTTATAACCTTCCCAGGCTTCTCTTTCTGAGTGTCCTGAGTGAACTGTTATAGCTTTATCAAACTTCATTTCTGAAGCTTTGTCGGTGTACTTCCCAGTAAACCAAGGAGATTTTTCAATTCTTGTTTTGAATCCTTTAAAAAAAACATTGTTTGCTTGTTGTGCGTTAATAGCAATATTTAAAATATCAATAGCATCTCCAGGTGGCTTACCATAATAAGATGCTGGGTCTTTTAGGCACAGTAGCAAATAAACTATATATGACACCGCAATAGTGGAAGAGTAGTCTTTGCCAGAACCTTTTCCTAATTGAGCAATCACTTCTGTAGCTGTTTGCTTAAATATTCTTCTTCCTTCATCTTCACCAAAAAGCTTTATCAAAGTGGACTCTTTGTATATCTGAGAAGACTTCTCAATTAATGTATACTGATATTCAGATAGTGGTGGTAGGCCTAAATAATTTGGGCTTGTAACAAACTCACGAAGATCAACTGGTCTTTCTTCAAACTCTTCGCCATCTAAAATATCAATAAGATCATTAAAATCAAGACTCATTAGCCTGCTCAATTATCTCAATTGGTTCAACTACGCCACTAATTTGTGAAAGTCTTTTTGCTACATCCATTTTGCATTTTGGACAAGATGCTGTTACCTCTTTTAAAATTTTAACTAAAATTTCTTGTTTGTGTTCTGTCTCTGCTATATGCGCTGCCATTTCTGCATTGTCAAGAATTCCAACTTCTTTAAGCATTGTAATTCTTTTTGTTTCAATGTCTGCAATTAACTTTAATGCTCCTGCTTTTACGTTTAGCTGACCCTGCGTATCAGCGTCTTCTACTGTTTTCCAAGCTTCTTTAATAAGCATAGAGTAGTGTTTGTCTGCTCCAGAGATTGCCTCTTTTGCTCTTTCTTTAGAGCTGTTGTCGTTATATACAACAGACTTCCACTCGTCTATAAGATCTACTACGTCAGACCTTTTAAATCCAGTTAGGGTAGCAATTTGTGTTGGATTGTTTCCTTTTAAAAGCTCGGCAACAACCTTATTCATACGATCAAAATGATCAGCTAATTCAATTTCCATATATATTTATTATAATTCTAGTTGACTAAAATGTCAATTAGAATTTGCTTTAGCAATTTTAAGTAAGATTAAATAACCTATCATGTCGTCGATATCGTTATCTCCAGCAAATCCTTTTCCATTTTTAATTCTATTTATCTTATCATCAATGCGAATTTTAATTTGCTCTTGATTATCCGCCTGAGAAAATATACGAATTGGGCTAAGCGCTGAGTCTCCGTAAGATATATTCTTTTGAATTAGCATCTCTGCTATTTCAAGACATTCTTTAATAATTTTATTTCCTGATGGAGCACTTGTTGCTATTAATTGCAGATCTGTAATCCACATCTGATAGCCTTTATCTTTTTCAGGATATCCCGCCATTATTACTCCATTTCATCAAATTTTGCTACAAACACTCCCGTTTGTGGGAACTCTTGATATTCTACTATATTTTTAAATTTTTGCAATACCCTTTCGGTATTCCAATCCTCTTCTATATGAATTTCATATGGGTTACCATTAATTGCATCTTGATGGTAATGAATAATTGGGATGGATATAATTGCATGTTTAGCCTGTTTAGATATTCTGTCCCACAGCTCGACAGCAGATTCCTCAGACATATGCTCAAGAACATCTCCTAAAATAACAAGGTCATAAGCAAAATTTGTCATGCCTTTTACATCCATTGCAAATAACTTATCGTATCTATTTTCTAGATTAAATTGGTCTATGTATGGCTGCCAAACTTCTACTGCGTTTACAACTACACCAGACCCTAGTCCGTCTCTAATTAAATCAAGATAAACACCCTGTCCAGCCCCAACATCAAGAACTGTTTTTGGATTTAATTCAATTATTTTTTCTTTAGTCCAAGGTTTATTAGTTGGATCAGAGTATCCCATTTATTTTTATCCTATCATCTATTTGTTGAAATGTTGACACTGTGTCATAAAGCTCACATCCACGTCTAGCCGTTGGGCTTAATGAATATGATTTAAACTTTTCTGGTTGCCGAAATATATACCAGTCTATCGGCATACTTATTCCATTTTTAGATATGTCTTCTATTAATTTTTTGGCAGCAGGTTTGGTTATTAGCCAGCAAAGCATAGACCAGTCTTGATATGCT